GTCATTTCCAGGGTGTTCGACGCGATCAAGGCGGCGATCCAGCTCTACCTTGACGCCTGGAAGCTGATCATCACGACTGTCTGGACCGCGATCAAGACCGTCGTCCAGACCTACGTGACCGGCGTGCAGACGGTGATCTCCACCGTGTTCAACGGGATCAAATCGTTCATCCAGGCCAGCCTCGACGGTTGGAAGCTGATCATCAGCACGGTCTGGAACGCCATCAAGGCGGTCGTCCAAGCGGGCGTGAACAACGTCAAGTCGGTGATCACCGGACTGTCGGCGATCGTCGGCACGATCCGTGGCTACTGGGAGTCCGCCAAAGCTGCGGTCAGCGAGAAGATCACGGCAGTCGTCGCGCTCGCCAAGGGAATGTCGGGTCGGATCAAGTCGGCTCTGGGCAACCTGGGCTCCATCCTGATCGGCGCCGGCAAGGCGCTCATCGAGGGCTTCATCAGCGGGATCAAAAGCATGTTCGGCAGCGTGCAATCCACGCTCGCCGGCCTGACCTCGAAGCTGACGTCCTGGAAGGGGCCGGAAGCGACGGACCGCGTGCTCCTCAAGGGCGCCGGCCAGCTCGTCATGGACGGCTTCATCGACGGCCTGGAGTCCCGCTACGACGCCGTGCGGAACAGCCTGCGCGGACTGACCCGGGACGTCGGCGGCATGACCGTCGCGGCCCCCGGCATCAGCGCAGAGCTGGCCACCAGCGTGTCCGGCGCACTGGGCACGAGCACGGCCGGCGGCGTCACGCAGCGAGTTCTCAACTACTACGCGGCCCCTGGCTCATCCATCGACAGCGAGGAAGACCTCTTCGCTGCGACGAGCCGGGCCAGGATGGTGGGGTGGTAAGTGCCGCATCTGACCCTCGTGAGCAGCACAGACACGCTGAACCTTGACGATGTGCTCAACGTCGGGACCGGCGCGCAGGCTCTGTCCGGCGCGACCGGTCTCGGACTACCCGAGGTCGCGGCGCAGTGGATCGAAGGCGCGGGCGACGGTGCTGTCTACCGTGGCTCGCGCCTCCGCTCGCGCAATATCGACCTGCCGATCCACCTCCTCGGCACCAGCCGCGCGCGGCTCCAAGAGCTGCTGGCCCGGCTGGAGATGATGCTCGCCGATGGCGAGGTGCAGCTCCGCTGGTACGACGACGACGGCACCTACTGGTCGACGGCCGTCGCCTGGCAGGGGGGCGGGTCCTGGACGTATGGGCAGGACACCACCGGCGAGCGAGACCTGACCACGGTCATCACGCTGCGCGCCGCCTCACCGTATTGGACCTACAGCGTGTCGTCGTTCGAGCGCGTCCAGAACGCCGGCTCGGGGCGCGGCCTGCTCAACGGACCGCTGACCAAGATGCGGATCAGCGCCTCACAGGCCATCGGCACGATGCGCCTGAACAACAACCTCGCCACGGCCCCCTCCTACCCGGTGTGGACGGTCGTCGGGCCAGGGGTCGACTTCGTCGCCCGCTCGGCGCTCGGGCAGCAGCTCCGCTGGACCGGCACGCTGGCGGCCGGTGAGCGGCTGATCCTCGACGCCCGCAAAGGCACGGCCGTGGACGGCACCGGCGCGAACCGCTACAGCCAGCTCGACACCGCGCCCAAGTTCTGGCCCGTGCCGCGCGGCACATCGGTGTGCACAGCGTCAATGGACGGCACGACCACGGCCAGCTCCATCACCTGCTCATGGCAGCCACGAAGGCGGGTGGTGATCTGATGCGACTGGAAGACCTGACCGTCGAGGTACGCGACCGAAACCTCGACCGGATCGGCCAGATCCGACCCGAGGAGCTGGACCTTCTCGTCCAGGACGTCCACAACAACGTCGGTGACTGGAGCCTGCGGATCGCGTCGCAGCATCCCCTCGCAGAAGTGCTGCGCACCCCGGGCGCCGGCCTGATCGTCACCGGCCCCAACGACGTGCTCATGTCCGGCCCGGTGACCGAGTCAAAGAACGAGGCGACCGCCACCGACCCGACCGGAACCGTCATGGTTAACGGCGTCTCCGACTCCATCCTGCTCGCCGACTCGCTGGCCTATGCCGATCCGCTGCGCTACAGCGAGGGCGTCAGCATGGGCTTCCTGGCCCGGGAAGACACGCGCGTCGGCCACGTCGAAACGCTGATGCACGAGTTCGTGCGCGTCAACGTCGGACCCGACGCGCCGAATGGTCGCCGGACCGGCCTGCTGTCGAAGATCACGATGGGTGAAGACCTCGGGCGAGGCCCGAGCACCAGGAAGTCAGCGAAGTACGTCAACCTGGGCGTGCTGCTCGCCGAACTGGCGTCGACCGCGAACCTCGGCTTCCGGCTGGTGCAGCGCGGGCCGGACATCGTCTTCGAGACGTACGCCGTGCGCGACCGTACAGACGTGATCCGCCTCGACATCTTCAACGGGACGCTGGCAGGCCACAAGGTCGCCGTTTCCCCTCCCGGCGCGACCCGCGTGCTGGTGGCCGGCAAAGACCTAGCGGGCGACAAAGACCAGGCGACCGTCCGCAACTTCGCCACCTCGACCACCGCCGACTCCCTGGCAGCCGAGGACGAATGGGGCCGGCGCATCGAGGTCTACAAGGACATGTCCAACACCGAGGCATGGTCCGAGCTGCGCCAGGCTGGCCTGGAGGAACTGGCCGACAAGGGCTTCACCGCCCTGTCGGTACAGGCCGTTCCGATGGATGACAGCGCGATGCCGTATGGCCCCCACTGGCGCATGGGCGACAGGGTCGCCGTGGTCGTCGAGGACCAGGAGCTGGCCAGCGTCGTGAGCGGCTACATCCTCAAGGCCAACGCGGATGGCTTCAGACTGGGCGCCACCATTGGCGACCCGACCGGCTTCAACCGGGGCGCCGCCTTGGCCAGGCGGCTCGTCCAGGCCGAGACGCGCATTTCCAGCCTGGAGCGCACGGCAGCCGCGTCCGCTGCGGCCTCGGCCGCGCAGCTCGCCATGCTGCCCGTCCGCATGGCCTGCGCCACCGTCACCGCCCACCCGGTCGCCAACACCCCGACCTCCATGCGCATCGACTTCCCGGCGGGGCGCTTCACCGAGCCGCCCGTTGTCACCATCTCGTCGGACACCTGGGACGTGACGGCGGCGGGCATCACCGAGAACTACTTCACCGCGTGGATCTACAAGACCACCAACACCCCCGCTCTCGTGCACTGGATCGCCATTCAGCCGTTCTGACCCCAGGAGGTGCGCCCCCGTGGCCATCACCGCATTCCCTTTCGATGACGCGGACACCACCGAGTCGCAGTTCTCGGCGTGGGCGCGCGAGCTTCAGGACTCCGGCGTCGCTGACGCCTACGGCGGCAACGGCTTCCGGGTGACCGGCGGAGGCGGCGGCATGGCCGTCCAGGTCCAGGCCGGCTTCGCCTTCCTTCGCGGGCACGCCCTCAGCTCAACCGCCGTGGAGACCAAGACCATCGAGGCCGCCGGCACAGCGCTGCGCTACGACCGCGTCGTGCTGCGCATCAACCCGTCGACCAACCTCGGCACCATCGAAGTGCTCAAGGGCACGACCGGGCAGGGCGCCCCCGCGCTGACGCAGACGAGCGACGGCATCTTCGAGATCAGCCTGGCAATCGTCACCGTGCAGGCAAACGTCACCACGATCGACGCGGCGATGGTCGCCGATGACCGGCAGTACGTCGGCACGCGAGTCGGCGCCTGGCACACAGCCAGCCGCCCGGCCAGCCCCCGGTTCGGCCAGCTCGGCTACAACACGACCACCCGGAACTGGGAGTTCTGGAACGGGGCCGACTGGCTGTACCTTGTCGCCTCGACCGCCGAGAACAGCTCGCAGTGGAACGGCTTCGAGCTGATCGTCTCGACCAGCCAGCCAGCCGGGACGCCACTGGCGAACCGGATCTGGATTCAGCCGACCGCCTGAGAGGAAACCCGCAGTGGCAATCACATGGGGCGCCTACCACGGGCACCTCCGGTTCGGCATCGACCTCTACACCAGCGCACCATCGACATCGAGCACGAGCGTCACCGTGACCTGCAAGCTCTACATCCAGGTCGACGACTCATGGAACTTCGACGACAAACAGACCTGGACGCTGACCGGCAACGGCGGCGGCTCCGGCGAGTTCAACAACACACTGGCCAACGGCGCCAGCAAGCTCCTCAAGACAGTGAACGTGGGCGCGGCCATCGACTACGACGGCACCGGCTCGGTGACCTACTCCGCCAGACTGTCCGGCGCGTACAACGGCGCCAGCCCAAAGCACAGCCGGAGCATCACACTCCCGAGGCGCCCGGCCAGCGCGCCGTCCCCACCCCCCGCGCCGGACGTCAGCTCCATCAGCGCGACGAGCGCGGTCGTCACATGGGGCGCTCCGGCCACGAATGGTTCCGCGCTGATCGGCAACGCCGGCCAGGTGTCGACCATTTCCTGGTTCGGTGCCGTCTTCCATAGCTGGTCCGAGCCTGGCTGGCGCGGCCGGTTCATCACCGACCTGCCAAAGGGCACCACGTTGTACGTCCGCGTGCGGGCGCAGAACTCGATCGGCTGGTCCGGCTGGTCGGCGGCCCGCGAGTTCACCACGCTGACGACCACGGCGAGCGCGCCGACCATCACGGACGTCTACAACATCGGCGCGCAGTCCGCCTGGTGGGCCTGGACCGCACCGACCGACACCGGCGGCACCACGATCACCGGCTACGAAATCCAGCGCGCCACGGACCCGGCGTTCACCGCTGGCGTCGTCTCGTTCCACGATGCCGCCACACCCGCCATGATCCCGGGCCTGACCCCGGGCACCTTCTACTACACCCGCATCCGCGCCCTCTCTGCGGCCGGCGCGGGTGCCTGGTCCTCGGCCGTGAGCTTCCGAACGCTCTCCGCCGCGTGGGTCGCCAACGGCTCCGCATGGGTGCCCGCGCTGATCTACATCGGCAACGGCACGGCCTGGGTACCGGCGACCGTCAAGGTTGGCGACGGAACCAACTGGAAGTGATCAACCTCGTGCCCACTCTCGCCCTCGAAGCCCCCGTACAAGCTGCCATCGTCACGGCCACCGGCGCCGTCATCGTCGCCCTGATCGGTATCGCCCTCGAAATGCTGCGGCGTAACCACAAAAGGCTCGGCCGGGTGCAGGAACAGGTGGTCAACTCGCACCCCACCAACCTGCGCGATGACGTTGACCGCGTCCTGGCGGGCCTGGAGCGCATCGAACGCACCCAACGCCAGCAGGGCGGCGATATCAACGGCCTGCGCGAAGAGATCCGCCATGAGCGCTCCGAGCGCCTGGACGTCGAACGCCGTCTTAACCGACTGACCGAGCGATAGCGCCGCCAGCCCCAACCCCATCACCGCGGCCCCTGCCTCCACCCGGAGGTGGGGGCCTTTTGCATCCCTGGAGGTCACCACCCGTGTCCAACCCGAACCCGGCCCGCATCACCGACGCCATGTGGCGGCTGTGGCTGGCCCTCAAGGCACTGGAGCCCAGCACCCAGCTCGGCGGCATCTACGCCAACAAGCCCGGCTACCACAACACCCGCGCTGCCAACTCCTCCAGCAACTACAGCGTGCGCGACGCCCAGGACAAGCGCGGCCCCGGCGACAAGGCCGCCGCGATCGACTGGACGTTCCCGTCCGCGCAGCGCGGCGACTACCGACTGATCGCCAAGTACATGAGCCGCATCATGCGTTCCGGCAAGGACAAGAACGACGAACGGCTTGATGGCTGGCGTGAGGTCTTCGGCCAGGCCGACAGCGACCGGGCCGTGGAGGGCTGGGACTGCCGCTACCTGCGGCCCGTCACCTCGGACTCGTCGCATCTCTGGCACATCCACTTTTCCGAGAGCCGTGAGCACGTCGAGAGCTGGGCCAACAAAGACGCGCTGTTGAGCGTGCTCAAGGGCGAGTCGCTGGCCGCGTGGCGGGAGCGCACCAAGGGCAAGCCGAAGCCGCCCGTCAAGCCCCCCGCGCCCGCCGGAACCATGTGCAAGGGCAAGCTCCGCCCGGCCCTGCGGCGCGGCGGCAAGGGCGAGCACGTGCGATTCCTCCAGGCAATGATCGGCGCCAAGGTGGACGGTGACTTCGGCCCGGCGACCGAGGCTCGCGTCCGTTGGTACCAGAAGATGCGGGGCCTGCCCGTCAACGGCGTGGCGGACCCGGCGACCTGGCGCTCGATCAACCAGATGTAGGCACCCCCTTCCCACCCTTATCTCAGGAGGCGCTACCCCGTGACCGATCCCCACATTCCTGCCCACCCGCTCACCGCGCCGGCCGACGACTCACGGCGGCGGCGCATTCGCACCGCCGTGCAGTCGGCGGTTGCGGCCTGCACCGTCCTGCTGGTCATCGTCCCGCTGGTCCTGAGCACGCTCGAACAGGCCCTCCCACCGAGGTTGTACGCAGCGCTCGCGGCCGTCGCCCTGGCGATCACCACTGTGGCGACCGTCGTGACCCGCGTGATGACCCACCCAGCGGTCGCGAAGTGGATCGACACGTACGCCCCGTGGCTGTCCGCCGAGTCGGTCAAGTAGGCGGTCACGACGACGCCCCGTCAACTTCCGGGTCGATGGGGCGTCGTCGCGGCGCGGTTACGCGCGTCGGTTCTGCTTCGCTCCCCGATCCACTCCAGGGGTGACGCCCCCGGTGTCACTTTCACGTGCGACAGTGACCCACGCAGGGCTACAGGGCACACGGGGCCAGCCGGAGGGCGTCAAGATTGTGGCGGCGGACGGTCGTTGACCGTACACATACGGAGGGATGCACGATGGTAGCGACGAAGATTGTCAACGAGTCGGAGGTGCTGAGGTGGTTCGATGAAGGACGTAAATATAAGTGGATGATCGAGGAGTACCGCCGCAAGTACGGCATTGAGACCACTGCGGCGATGTGGAGTGGCTTTCGGAGTCGCAGGGGGCTCAAGCGTCGCATCGTGCGTGACGACGACCTGATCCCCTGGCACGTCGCGGGGGACCATCGCTGGACGTTCCCGATCCAGATGCTGCGGGCCGAGGCGCGACGCCGTCAGGGCGTCGAGCTGGATGACGAGACGGCTCGCAAGTTGCGAAACTTCATCGACCGCCTTGAGGAGGACGGCACGGTTGTGCACTACGACCCGGACACCGACGAGGGGTTCTTCTACGTTCCCCGCCGGCCCGACGTCGACACTGACCTGATCCGCGTACCGCCGCGCAAGACAGCGCGCCTGAACGCCGACTGAGACGGAGCGCCGGCACCAACTCGACAACCGAGTACCTGGCCGTCGAGGACTGCCCTCATATGCAAAGCGCCCGCAGGTCACCGGCTGCGCGGCGCTCTGGCGGTCTCAGCTCTTGCGCGGGATCTTGTCCGGGTCGGTCACCTTGATGCCCCGACCGCGCTTCCGTGGGGCTGCGGTGGCGTCTGAGGTCGGTGTGGCCTTTGGGGTCGCCGTGGCCTTTGGGGCGGGAGTCTTCTCTACTGAGGCGGAGAACTCCATCAATTTCCGCAGCGGCTTGCCATCTTCTTCGCACAGATCCACCGTCACTCTCTGCTTACCAGAGGTGATCGTGTACTGCGTAACCTGGCGCTGTGGGTCCTTGCAGACGTTACACACAGTGAAGGTCAGCTTCAAGATAAGGTTCTCCTAAGAATGATCCTGGCCAAACGCTGCGAGAGCCTGGCCACTCGCGTTGACAGCCATATCCTGGCCACCCTACCTTTGACCTGTCAGCAGGACTTCAACGCGCTGCCGCGAACAGCGTAGGGGGTATGGGATGCCGAGAGGCAAGATTCGGAACCACCAGGAGATGCGCGACTGGATCGAGTCAGGCCAGAAGTACAACTGGATCGTTGACGAGTACCAGCGCAAATATAACGAAGAGATCACGGTTGCGGGGGTGGCGAGCTACCGATCGCGCCACGGCTTGACCAGGCGCCAGGTCCGCGCCGACGACTTGGTCCCCTGGTTCGTCGAGGAGCCGCATCGCAACCTTTACCTGCTGGAGATGCTTCGGCTGGAGGCCAGAATCCGAGCCGGCGCCAAGCTCTCCGAGCGCGAGCTGAAGCGGAACAGGAACTTCCGCGAGAACCTGGCGGCGGCCGACGCCGTGGTCCACTACGACCCGACCTCCGAGGCCGGGTTCTACTACGTTCCCCGACTGGAAACGGACGACGACATCATCCGCAGGCCAGCACAGCCGACGCGAAAGATGCGAAGCCATGACTAACCGAACGAGCCGCTGCCGCCGGTAAGCCCCCCGATACGCGAGATGCGACGGGGGGCTTACCCGTGTCAGCGGACCTACGCCTCACTCTGCATGGTTTGCGGTGGCGACACGTCATCATGGACGTACGCCGGCCCTTCGGACGAGGGCAGGGCCTCACGAACCGAGCGGCGAACCTCGGCTGGATCACGTCCCGGCTCCGCGCTCCACGCCGCTGTGACGGCATCCTCATAGCTCAGTTGCGGGTCAACGAACACGACTTCGTCATCGGGAACGGTTACTGCATCGACCCCCGTGGTCAAACGTACGATTTTCACCTTGCATCCCGTTCGTCGTGGGCAGAACGATCGAGCCGCATGGGCGCGAACTCCCCCGTGATCCGCCCGGACTGACTTTCCCGTCCATCGGCGGCAGAGCCGAAAGACGAGAAGTTCTCACTGAACCGCCAACCGAGCCTGCGAGAAACTGGCCGAACGGTCGAGAACGTTCGCCGAACGGCCAGGATCGTTCGTTGACTGCGTGTGCTACTGAGCGCCCCCGCGATGCTCGCGGAGCAGGCGCTCGACAAGGGCGGCCACCTTGTCCTGCCCCTCTGGGGTGAGCTGGGTGTAGTGGCTGATCAGGATGCGTGTGCCATCGGGCGTTTCGGCCTCACCGACGTGGTACCCGGCCGCCTCCTGCGCAGCCCGGGTCACCGTCTCGATGCCGGTTTGGAGGCCCTTGGCAAGCTTCACCAGGTTTTCCGGCCTTGGCATGGCATGTACCGGTTTCGCTGCCCATGCCCCCACATTCGCCTTCGGCAGACCACCACGCTTGGCGATGTCGCCGTAACTCTCCCCGGTGCGCTCCTGATACTCCCGGATCAGCCGGGCGAGCGCGTGCATACCTTCTGTCACGGGGCCAACCGTTTCTGCTGGTGGGACGCCTGGGGAAGACCTTACGGCCAGACGAGATCAAACCCGAGTTCGTTCCCGCCTGTCACGATAATCTCATCGTCTATTAACACTGGACGCAAGTGTAGAGGAGGACTAACGTCGGAGGATCTTGAGGCTCAAGGTGTAGCCTGCCCAACTTGCAGGACGGTCCTAGTAGTGCTTCGTCATGATCTAGAAACCGTTTCGTGGTTGGGTCGTTGGTTCGAGCATGGTGGATGTCCAGGAGTTGCTGCGGCTGGACGCG